GTTACCGATAACCAGTCTCAACGACAGAGGTTTTGACGCTTTCACATTCAATCCGTTATCCAGCACCAAACCTGAATTCATGCCCATAGACGTGGTGGACATCTACACAGAAGTAAAATGGTACTTCCCCAAGATCAAGTCGGGACAGATGTTGGCAGTTCCATTGACCAATGGACGTAGACCCATGTGTGCCTATTTCGTCAAGGACATATCCAGGCAGTGCGAGCAGGTTGATTATGGCTCAGTCTGGTAGGCGAACAATCACGATAGATGCGCCTGTAATAATAACCAGCAACAAGATTGCTGTGTGGATGAATGAGGATTGGATGCATGACTTCTTTGACTTCATGAAGGAGAATAAATTCAAACTTTCAGGTTTACAACACATGCATAATAAAATAAAATTAACATTCGTAACAGCAAAAGAATGTACGATGTTTGGATTAAAATATGCCAGCAGAAAAAAATAGAAAATTTTTTGATTTGAGGAATGGTCTTAAGGCCGTGGACTTTAGGAACAAAGACTACTTTGACAGGATAGACGACAAGGAGCAGTCATTGTATTCACCTTACATGCTGATGAGGTATGTATCGAGCTGTTCTTCCAAGGATCGTTTCTACGTGGAACATTACGTGGAGATGATCAATGAATGTGTTAATAAAAACATGAAAGAGCTATCATGGTACAAAAATCATAAAAAATTATCTTGGATATTAACTTCTATGTGTGGTTCTCTGCAACAGCAGTTTCATCCATTTATTAAACCCATGAAGAGAGTTACAAATAAAAGTTTAGAAAAATTATCAAAAATATATCCACAATGGCACATAGATGATTTAGAAGCACTAGACAAAATATTAACTGATCGAGAACTAGAGGAACTACTTGAAGAGCATGGCATCAACGAATAAATGCACATACTGTGGCAAGGAGTTCGCTAAGGAAAGAACCTTGCAGGTACACCTGTGTGAACCCAAACGCAGATATCTACAACGAGATGAGAAGTGGGTGGTCAACGCATTCATGGTGTTCCAGAGATTTTATCAGATACACCAACACAACTCCAAACCTAAGACATACGATGATTTTGTCAAGAGCGCATACTACAATGCGTTCGTTAAGTTTGGCAGATACATCATGCATATCAACCCATTGTATCCAGACAAGTACATAGACTATGTGCTACGATCAAAGATCAAACTAGACCACTGGGCTAGAGATGATCTATATGAGGAGTACCTGATAGAAACTTTGAAGTCAGAGCCGGTAGAATCGGCCTTGCAACGTAGCATAGCGACAATGATGGACTGGGCTAACGAACAGAACGCACAGTGGAGTGACTACTTCAGATTGGTCAACACCAATCGAGCAGTGCAACACATACAACAAGGTGCGATAAGTCCATGGCTACTGTTAGGTTGCAGTGCAGGAAAGAAAATGTTAAAATCATTTAACGACGAGCAACTACAGATGATAGAGAGATTCATAAACCCAAGTTTCTGGCCAAGCAAGATCAAGAGCTATCCAGCAGACCTATTGTTGGTTCAGGAGACGGCTAGGGAGGCCAAGATTGTCTAAGATTGATCTAGAGATAGCGGACAATTTGGATTTCGAAGACGGGGACTGTGCGGTGGTAATCAAAGAAGACGGATCAATAGGAAGGGTGATTATGCCAGACATCAACAGGAATGTTCTTGATTCAGAAGGATACAGGAAACTGTTAGACGTACTAGAAGTTTTACAGCCGGGATCACGTGACAAGATGATACAACATGCTGAAAAAGGCAAAGGGAGTATGCACTAATGCCTGATGTAGATATAGACTTCTTCGACAGGGACGGGGTGCTGAAACTTTTCAAACACACACCGGCATCGATGATCAAAGATGGCAAGACCGAAAAACACAAGACGGGAGTTTACTTCCATGCTGTTCCTGAACACCCAGTGACTGGAAACTCATCGTTAGATTACAAGAAGGCCGAGGACAGAGGATATTTCAAGATAGACATGTTGAACGTGAACATATACAAAGAAGTCAAGTCAGAGCAGGAACTGGTAGAACTAATGATACAGGAGCCAGATTGGGACATGCTGAAGGATCCAAAGACCGTGGAGAACCTTTTCCACCTAAATGGACACTTCAATATAGTGTCAAAGTTAGAGCCAAAGAATATCGAACAACTGGCCGCAGTGTTGGCCATAATACGTCCCGCCAAGAGGCAGTTGATGTACAAAGACTGGCAGGACATAATGAAGGAAGTGTGGACTAGACCCACAGACGGCTCATACTTCTTCAAGAAGTCACACGCTATAGCCTATGCACAGGCCATAGTGGTACAGATGAATCTCATTACGAGAGCTAAATATAGTTTTGATGCTACATCAAAAACCTAAAAAAAAGATACCCAAACATCCTAGTAAAAAACATCGCAGTCCAACTCGCTCCGAGCTCGGATCATACCAAGCCAACAATCCATTGACCAAGTACGTGGAAAGAGTCAATGGAATAAACTGTACTGAGAAGAACTAGACTGGTTTGCGGACCAATTGGATTGTCCTACGCTTGACGCGTTTCTTTGAGATATCAGAAAGTCTCACAGTTGGTCCATGCACTATCTCAACATCCTTAGAGTTCAAAGTGACTAGTGTGGTCCTGAAATACTTGAACTCACCTTTGAGGAATATGTTAATGGGCAGTTTACGATTGGACTCGTGCCACCAGGTCTCGCCACATTTAAGGTATCTCATCTTGTCCTGTGGTAGCATCAATCTACCGTAATCATAGAAACTGATCACGTTGGTGTCCTCGTTCTGTATTATGCCCACGTACTCCAGATCGCCCTTTCGGATCAGGCTCAGGAAAGGGAATTTATCCCTTAATGTGTTAAAAATTTCGTTCATTCTATATCTATAAATACTGTTAAATATGTACTATGCAAACAGTATCAAGGTATTTACTAGATCAATTGGTAATAGCCTACATAAATGGTTATCACGGAAGGAACTCAAAGGTGTACGATAGGCGATTAACACTGCACAGGGGTGTGAACAATCCCATAACTTTCACGTTCAAGAACGAGGACCAGAAGGCGCAAGACATCACAGCAAAGACCTACGAATTTAACATGATTGATACAGAGACCAAAAAAGCGGTGTTGACCAAGACACTGACTATATTGGACGACGGATCTACAGTGAGCACGAAAGGCGATGCGAGCTGTACGATCACAGAAGGTGACTTGTTGCCATTGGATGCCAAGTTCTACAACTTCTCTGTAAAGGAAGTTAAATCAGACGGCAGTAGAGAAGTCACATACGCCGACACAGGATACGCGGCCGCCGGTACCATAGAGCTGTTAGATGGCGCATATCCGGAATTTGTGGCTAGCACGGAAATTACCAGTTTTACATCAGCACAAGGACCTTTAACAAACACATCAGGCTCTATAGATGCCAGACCTGGAATTAACAATAACAAGGCACTACACACCATCGCAGTGTACACCAAGAACTTCTCAGGAAGCATGCGGGTACAGGGAACCATGAGTTCAACTCCGGGCTCTGGTGATTGGTTTGACATTACCATGGATGGTGAAGCAAGTCCCACCAACACATTTACCAACTCCACCTCAGTCACCAACTACAACTTCACGGGTGTGTTCCACAACATTAGATTCACTTGGGGCAACGACACAGGTAATACCGGCCTGATTGACAAAATACTCTACAGACAGTAAAATATAGTTTATGAACCTGATCCAGAACACAATTCTGACTAGCCTACCTGCGAACCGGAAGAAGACACCCAGTGGGTGGATCAGTTTCAACGCACCCTGCTGTGTGTACAATGGAGAGACTGCGGACAAGAAGAAGCGTGGTGGCATCATGACAAGTGCCGACGGCACCATCAGTTATCACTGTTTCAACTGTGGATTCAAGACCAGTTACGTGATTGGACGCAAGTTGACCTACAAGATGCGGCAGTTCATGGGCTACATAGGCATACCCGAAGACACCATCAAGAAACTGGCCATAGAGGCCATACGTGAAGAAGAGAGTGACGCCAAGTATGAGAAGAAGAAATTTGTAACTTTCAAAAAGAAATCCTTACCCAAGAACACACACAAACTGGACGTGTGGTTGGAGAAGTATGTGGCCAATGACCTAACGGAGCCACAATGGAAGAAGATAGACGGATTGTTGAAATATCTAGAAGGCAGGGGCATTGGAGCAGACTGGTATGACTTCATGTATTCGCCAGACAAGATGTGGGACATACATCAGAGACTGTTGATCCCGTTCTACTGGAAAGGAGAAGTGGTCGGTTACACGGGTCGGGTGTTTGAAGAGTCCAGGGCCGTGAAGTATTACACCGATGTGTGGCCGGGATACGTGTTCAATATGGACGCACAGGACTGGATGAGGAAATTCGTGTTGGTCACTGAAGGACCATTTGACGCCATAGCCGTTTCTGGTGTGAGCATACTAGGTTCTGAGGTAAACGAAACACAAAAGGAATTGATAGACGGACTGGGCAGGCAGGTTATAGTGGTACCTGACAGAGACGCACCAGGGCAGAAATTGGTAGACCAGGCTACGGAGTTTGGGTGGAGTGTGGCATTTCCAGAATGGGACAAAACGGTTGGCGATGTGGCGGATGCTGTGTTAAAATATGGTAGACTGTTTACTATACAATCAATATTGAAAACTACAGAATCTAGTAAACTTAAAATAGACTTGAAGAGAAAGATGTATGGCCGAATACACATTTGATGTACAGAAACTTTATATAGAGATGCTACTGGCAGATGCGGAATCTTTCGCTAGGGCACAGAACATATTCAAACCAGAATCGTTTGACCGTAAACTGCAACCCATAGCCAAGTTCGTCAAGGACTACATGGACGAGTACAAGGTCATGCCGGACGTGGAACAGGTCAACGCTAAGCACGACATCAAACTGAAGTCGGCCAAGGATCTAGATCCAAGCCACTTCAACTGGTTGCTGGACGAGTTTGAAACATTCTCGAGGCACAAGGCATTAGAACACGCAATACTTCAATCAGCGGACCTACTAGAGAAAGGCGATTATGCCCCAGTGGAGGACATGGTCAAGGAAGCGGTCAGCGTGGGACTGACCAGAGACCTTGGCACGGACTACTTCGAGGATCCCAAGGGAAGACTGACAGCTCTCAAGGACAACAACGGACAGATCAGCACTGGCTGGGCCAACCTGGACAAGAAACTGTTTGGCGGTTTCAACCGTGGAGAACTAAACATATTTGCAGGTGGATCAGGCGCAGGTAAGAGTTTGTTCTTGCAGAATCTTGCGGTGAACTGGGCCACTGCTGGTCTGAACGTGTGTTACATATCTTTCGAGTTGAGTGAACAACTTACAGCCATGAGGCTGGATGCCATGATGACCAACATACCTACACGTAAGGTGTTTCCGGAGATAGACAACGTGGAGATGAAGGTCAAGATGATGGCAAAGAAATCCGGACTACTACAAATCAAATACCTGCCGAGCGGTAGCAACGTGTTGGACGTGAGAACATATCTCAAGGAACTAGAACTCAAAACCAAAAAGAAGATCGATTGTATCTTGATAGATTACTTGGATCTCATGATGCCAAAGAGCAAGAAGATATCACCAGCAGACTTGTTCATCAAAGACAAATATGTTTCGGAGGAACTGCGTAACTTGGTTGTAGAGAAACAATGTGTATTAGCAACAGCATCGCAGTTAAACAGAGCCAGTGTTGAAGAAATAGAGTTTGATCACAGCCACATATCAGGAGGACTATCTAAGATACAGACAGCAGATAATGTCATAGGTATATTCACATCACGGGCAATGAAGGAACGTGGCAGATATCAAATACAGTTTATGAAGACTAGATCAAGTTCGGGTGTTGGACAGAAGGTGGACTTAGAATTTGATGTGGACAGTCTAAGAATTAGAGATCTAGCGGAGGACCCAGAATACAAACAATTTGACAAACAGAGAAGTACCATTTACGACAATCTCAAGAAGACATCTAAGGTCACGGGCGATGGTACACCAAAGGACGCTCGGGATGATGTGCCAGATCCAACCAAAGGTGATACTATAGGCAAAGTCAAGGCCACCGTAGAAGGTGGAAAACTAAGACAACTGCTTAACGAGTTACATTCCGACGAAGAACAATAATGAAAAAAGTATATAACTGGTTCTTACCCGAGTACGACCAGCACTACGAAGAGTGGATGGTGACCAACAACGAAAAAGAATACCAAAGGCTACAGCGAGAGTATGCCTTAGCAAGAGTAAAACAGTTCAGAAGAGCGATCGACATAGGCGGCAACATCGGGTTCTGGAGCAGGGACTTCTGTGAAAAATTTAATGAGGTAGAAATATTTGAGCCTGATGCTTCTAACATAGAGTGCCTTGAGGCAAATCTAAAAGACAAAAAAAACTACAACCTACATAAAGTGGGTTTAGGTTCAAAGCAAGAGAAAAAAACATTCTACAAATCATTGACTACTTCCGGTGGACATAGTTTCTTTAGGGAACAGGTATTCGAGGAAAAAGTCGAGGAGTCATTTTTAGAAATCAAAAAATTAGATGATTACAACTTCACAGAGGTCGATCTAATAAAGATAGACACACAAGGCAGTGAATACGACATACTGCTGGGTGGACAACAAACACTGTTGAGTAATGACTGTGTGGTTAATATAGAGATAGAACATAAGAACAAAGCACAACGAGAAAAAGGACACCACATAATATCACTTCTAAATTCATTGGGCTACTACGAATATGGTAGATCAAGAAAAAAAGAGGTAGTCTTTGTAAGGAAATAGTACACTTTTATTACCAATACCATCACAATCTAATAAGTACTAGCAATACGTTTTAAACTAAATTGCAATACAAGGAGAGATCGCAATGAAAAACATCAAATGGCTTATTAGCCATCAACCGGAGCATTTGTTCCTAAGAACAGCGAAAGCATTTGCAAAAATGCTAGAAGAAGTAAGCACAGAATATAAGATAGAAATACTCACAACCGAGCAGTACAAAGACAAGTACGATGCAGATTTCACAAGAGATAAAATTTGGGAATTGGTACAAAGTGGCGAAATCCAGATGTCTCAAACTGAGGTTTATGAGTTAGCAGGACCAACTAATGACGATAATTTTTATGTTTTCGACATGCCATGGTTATTTGAAAGTCATGCTCATGCAAGGAGAGTTCTAGAAGGACCGATCGGCAAAGCAATGAACGACAGACTTGCTAAACAAACAGGAGTTAGAGGCTTAGCATACACTTACTCGGGTGGATACAGAGCAATTGGTTCTGATTCGCCTTTTAGGAAATTAGCAGACTTGAAAGGAAAAAATATCAAGGCTAATTCAAACCCAATCACTCAAGAGTATTGGAAAAGTTTAGGTGTTAACACAGTAAAAAGAAAAGGTCCTGTGTCTGAAGTGGGAGAGTTACAATCCCATATGGATTGCAAAGACACAACTTATATAAGACTACAACAGGCTAAACACTGGCTTAATACACAACATTCATTATTCTTAACTGACATTTTGATTAGTGAGCATTTCTTTAAATCATTATCAGACGAAGAACAATCTCTTTTTGTTGAGGCGGCTAACAAAGCGGCAAGATTAGAAAGAAAATGGTCTCAGGATGATGCCAACGAATACGAAACCACAGCAAAAGAAAGAGGAACAGAAATAGTCACTTTATCCGACGAGGACAAAGCAGTGATGAGAGAGAAAGCAGAACCAATCTATAAAAAATGGTCTAGCCGATTTTTCCCAGGCTTAATAGAAGGTATCAAAAAATTATCATAATTTTTTAATAACATTTAAAGGCGGCTTTATGTCGCCTTTTTTTGTGGCGGTGGTATCATTGATTTAAATATCATTTATGCAACTACAAAAATTATGGTCCGGCTATTCCGAGGACCAATACGGTTACATTACTAATTTGATAAAAAATAGTGACGCAGAATCTATATGCGAGATTGGTACATTTGTTGGTACAACGGCTCAGAAAATTTGGAAACAAATTAAAGGTTCTGATAAAAAATTATATATGGTGGACAACTACATGTTTTTGCCAGAAAATAAAAGAGAAAAATTCTTTAAAGCAATTAAACACTCCATCGACCCCGATGCTAAAGATTTAATTGCTGTTCTACAAGACAGTCATACTTACAACTGGCAACAACACGACTTTGTATTGTTCGGACACCACGATGCCGAACATATGCTTCCTGATTTACAAAAACTTATATTCAGTAACGTCAATTATGCAATCATAGGCGACGGCATTCCGTCCTGCTTTGAGAGAACTAAGGCCACATACGAGTTAGTGTCACAACATTCGGGTAAAGGATTATATCCACAATATTATCTAAACGGGTTGATTGTTTTAGGACGTAAAACATTAAAGTGCACCTTACCGACATACGAAGATTATTTTTTTGGACATAAAATAAAAGTTATGCCAAAGCCT